GGTTCTTGGCGGCAATGGTTATCAATAACTTTTGGTGTCCCAATGTTATTCAGTTAAATGAGATTGCATGGTGGGTAAAACCGGAACATCGGGAAAGCACTGTTGGTGGTAGGCTATGGAAAGAATTTGACAAGATGGCGCAAGAAATGATTAAAGATGGCAGAGTAACTTTTGCTTGCACTTCTGTGCTTGCAAACTCCCCATTTATTGATTACACAAAGCGCGGCTACAAGCTAATGGAAGCAACCTTTTTTAGAGAACAATAAAATGCCAGCATCAATTATTCTTGCAGCCATAGGCGCTGAATTAACAGGAGTGGCACTTGCTGCGGCCACCTTTGCAATTAACTTTGTGGTGTCTGGCATTGTTGCTAGGATGTTTGCTGTAGATCAAAATTCCAATTCATCTATTGACAACGGAGTACGACAACAAGTAGCACCGGCCACCACTAATAGCCTTCCAATAGTTTATGGGGATGCTTATCTAGGTGGTGCGTTTGTTGATGCGGTTTTGACAACCGATCAAAAAGTCATGTACTACGTTATGGCTATTTCAAGCATAAGCCCTAATGGACAATTTCTTTACAACCGATCTACCACGGTAAATGCCGGTAGTTTTTCTGTCGGAACAATTTACACAATTACAACCGTAGGCACAACCAACTTTACTTTAATTGGTGCATCGGCAAATACTGTAGGTGTTACCTTTATCTGCACTGGCGTTGGCACTGGAACAGGCACCGCAACCAAAGGAAATTTTTACTATGGCGATAGGATTGTCACGTTTGATGCAACTGATCCTACAAAAGTAGTAAGCCTCACTGATGGCGCTGGCAATGTTGATTCTAAGATTAGCGGTAACTTGTACATTAATTTGTACACATCCACTGATGCCGGCGTAATCACTAACGTCACCGGCACGGCCCCATCTACGTTTATGGGTGGCTCTGACATTGCAACTGCTTTGCGCTGGACAGGTACACGCCAAATGAATGGCCTAGCGTTTGCCATTGCAAAGCTAACTTATAGCGTAGAAGCGGGAACCACCCAGCTTCAACCTATCACGTTTAATGTAAGCCATTACCTAAACAATACCAACGCTGCAAAGCCTGGCGATGTATGGTTTGACTACATAGGCAATGAAGCCTATGGCGGTGGGATGCTTAACACTACCATGCCAACTACTGTTGCTGGTTCTTTTGTTATTGGAAGCACTTACAAAATTGCCGCCCTTGGAACTACCAGTTTTACGTCTATTGGGGCCGTAAGCAATAACGTAGGCGTTTGGTTTACAGCTACAGGCGCGGGTACAGGAACAGGAACAGCAATCTTGTCTACCTTGATTAATAGGGACTCGGCTATTGCGCTTAACACTTATTCAGATGCAACAATCACCTACACGCCAAGCACGGGCGGCTCGGCCACACAAGTGCGCTATCGCGTTAACGGAGTATTGGACACAGGCCAAAACGTCTTGTCTAACATTGACAAAATCATGCTGGCTTGCGATTCATGGAACCAGTACAACGCCGCATCGGGTCAATGGACTGTTGTTGTTAATCGGGATGCAAGTAGTTCGTTCTCATTTGATGATACAAACGTCATTGGGGAAATAAAGACATCGTTGATTGACATTAGCAATTCAATTAATCAGATTGAAGCAAGTTTCCCCAACAAGATGAATAGAGATCAAACAGATGTTGTTTATCTTGAAACACCTACGGGATTGTTGTATGCCAATGAGCCAGTAAATAAGTATTCTTGCAATTTTGATTTGGTAAATGAAAGCGTACAAGCCACTTACATTGCTAACCGAATGCTTGAACAAGCGCGGGAAGATTTAATTGTTACGATTAACGCTGCTTACCCAGCTATTCAAGTGGATGCCGGTGATGTGGTTTCGCTGACTAACACCGCCTATGGATGGAACAATAAGCTGTTCAGAGCAATGAAAGTAAGCGAGGTATCTTTGCCTGATGGCAACCTTGGTGCTTCACTTGATTTGAGTGAGTACAACGCTGGCGTTTATGACGATGGTTCCATTACGCAATATTCGCCTACTCCAAATAGCAATCTTTCCTCGGTGCAGTTTTTCTCTGGATTGAATCCTCCAGTTGTATCCACATCACGCCCTGCGGCAACCGTGCCAAACTTTGATGTGCAGATCACCACACCTGCAATTGGACGGGTTACTGCTATTGGATTGTTTTATACAACCGTGGCAACCCCATCAATTAGCGATTGGGTAACATTAGACAAATTTTTTGCGCCAACAAATGGAGTATTGGCTAACAGTACAACATTTACCTTCCCAAATATGCAGCTTCCAGCAAACACCTATTATTTTGGTGCGCTGGTAATGAATGAAACAGGGCAAAGCACAATTAGTGGAGTAAGCGGATCATTTGTTTGGATTCCTAGTGGAACAGTTGGATCACAAACCGCACAAGTTTATTTGTACCAATGGGCTGCAAGCACACCGGCTGGCCCTACAGGATCATCTACATACACATGGGCGACTGCTACCAATTCTGCATATACAGGAGGCGGAGGATGGAGCGTCACCATTCCAACTAACCCTGGCACAGCAGGATGGAATCTTTATGCCGCTGGACAAGGCATTACCGCTTATGCAAGCGCAACCACCACTACCGTTAATTGGACGGGCGCATCCATTGTTTCTATTGCTCAAAATGGCGCACAAGGAACTACGGGGGCCACAGGCGCCACAGGCGCTACAGGCGCTACAGGCGCTACTGGAGCCACAGGATCAGCAGGTAATAGCGCAGCAAGGGCTTATGCACTATATGCTGGCAATCCAACAGTTACCGGAGCTGCGGTGGTGAAGTCTGGCACAACGTTACCGGCAACAACTGACTTTAGTCCCACATCGGCAACGGCGTTTACCACAACGGTGCAAACGCCAGGATCATCACAAGCAATGTTTCAATCGGACGGTATTTACGATCCGGTTGCAAACACAACAACATGGGGAACGCCATACCTATCTAACTTAAAGGTTGGCAACTTGTCCGCAATAAGCGCGGATATGGGATCAATTACCGCAGGAAATATTACTCTTAATTCATCAGGATATATTCAAGGCGGGCAAACTGCATATAACACAGGTACAGGTTTTTTCCTTGGATATTCCAGTACGGCTTATAAATTTTCTATTGGTTCATCATCCAGTAATTTCACATGGGATGGCAGCAATATTAATTTATCTGGCACTATTTTTCTGCCTAGCGGTGGTTTGTCAATGTCAGGCGCTGGTTATGCTTTTAGCGGATTTACCGTTAATATTAATATAAATTCAACCGCTGCAAACAACACAATTTATTCTAATAACACAAGCACTACCGGCGGTGGCATTTACACGCAAACAAACAATGCTCCAGCGTTGTATTCAACAAGTACTTCATCAAGCCCAACTGCTCAAGCCATAAATTATGGAACTGGCAATGCAATAGCACCAAGTTCTTTTTCTACTGGAGTTCCGGTTAATATTTATGGAAGCACTAGCGTAGCACCAATTCAAACAAATAGCGCAACTTTGGTTACAAATCTTAATGCTGAAATTTGGGGCGGGGCAAAAGCAGTTACTACTGTAAACAATGGTTCAAGTGGAAGTTTGCCAACTGCTTATCCTCCCGTTACTTTGACATATAACGTATTAAAGTACATTCAAGTAAATATTGGCGGAATAACTGGTTATATTCCAATATACATTTAAGGTGAAAAAATGAACTATAAACAAAGCGATATTACTGGCACAACATGGACGCGCTGCCGTGCAATAACAATTAACAATCCATTGCCAGGCAAAGGGCCAGTTGATATTGTTACTAGCCAACCAATTGGGCCAAATTGCGTATTTATAGAAGAATCCGCATTAACCGTTGGAACCGAAACACTTACTTTTGATAGCGGCGGTTGTCAAACGACTTATGTGCCTAATAGTGTAATTTCTTTACTTGATCCGGCCACCGGCAATCCTACAGGGGAAACGGTAACGCAGGAAAAGTTGTATCAAATCCTGTATTCTTTATACTTGGCTACCGCAATTGCGCGGGATAGTGTAGAATAATTTAACAAGACAAGAATCGTAGCCCTGCGAGTGCGCGGGGAGCGTCACTACCCGAGGAAGGGGAACTATCTTGGCAATCTTTAACAAGAATACACTAGCACAGATTAGTGGATTTTCAAATCAAATCATTGCCGGTGAGTTGGTTTACAACCAAAAAACTTACTGGAATCTTGTCCTTACAAACACTGAAGGGACGGCTATTGATTTGACAGGCGCTGGAATTGATGCTTCCATCATTCGGCGTGAAGTTACAAATATCATGGACACCCGTAACGGGTTGACTTTTGATATTGCATACTATACGGTTTCAACCCCTAGTCCTGTATCTTTAACCATATCCAATAGGGTTGATGCTGCTGGTGCATTCACAATGGTGATTGATGAATCCACCTGGAATGTATTGTCTACCGATACCCAGCTAGACATTAATGCAACAAATTGCGTTGGCTTTAGTGGACGGCTTAAAATTTCTTTTCCAGTTGTAGGCACAACCCCTGCTGATGACAGCATCATCTTTTTGCTGTTCTTGGTGCGTTCAGATGGAGTAACCAACTAATGGCTAATGGAAACGCAATTATTGTAAATATTACTCCTCCGGCAACCCAAGTTGTCACGATTGATCGTGGTGTTCCAGGGCCAGCAGGACAAGGATTGCCTACCGGCGGAACAACTGGACAAGTATTGGCAAAAGCAAGCAATGCTAATTACGATACTAATTGGATTGCCGTAACTGGTACAGGCACAGTTACTAATGTTGCTACAGGCACGGGACTTACCGGCGGGCCTATTTCAACTACCGGAACAATTGCGCTTGCTAACACGGCGGTTTCCGCTGGAAGTTACACATCGGCAAACATTACAGTAGATGCCCAAGGCAGGATTACCGCTGCCGCTAATGGTTCGGCGGGTGGAACTGGTACGGTTACATCGGTGGCCGCTACCGTGCCATCATTCCTTTCAATTGCTGGATCGCCAATTACCACATCAGGCACTTTGGCAATTACTTATTCCGGTACTGCGCTTCCAATTGCTAATGGCGGAACTGGTGCAACTACGGCTTCTGCTGCATTGACGGCTCTTGGTGCTTACCCCGCTACTAATCCATCGGGCTATACAACCACTCAATACGCAACAATTACTGATGACACATCCACTAATGCGGTGCGTTATCCTTTGTTTTCAAGCGCAACAAGTGGGAATGTAACTTCAGAGTACACAAGTTCTTCAAAGTTTCAATTTAACCCATCTACGGGCGCGTTGACTATTTCCCAACTAATCATTGCTCCATAAGGTTGAATCATGGGAAAAATTACATTTCAAGCGGCGCTAGGTGGAACGGTAGACTTGGTTGGCCCAAATACGGCAACGGCAGTAACACTTAATTTGCCCGCAGCATCGGGAAGCATTGTTGGTACGGGATCAACGGGCGTAGTTACCGATGCAATGATTTCTGGCCCTATTTCGGTGGCTAAAGGCGGTACGGGTGTTACCACTTCTACCGGCACAGGTTCTACTGTTTTAAACACTTCGCCGACTTTTGTTACCCCAGCTTTGGGAACACCGGCATCGGGTGTGCTGACAAACACTACTGGCCTTCCATTGACTACCGGTGTTACCGGAATCCTTCCAATAGCAAATGGTGGTTCGGGTACGGCTACTCCTGCTTTGGTGGCTGGAACCAATGTCAGCATTACAGGTACTTGGCCCAATCAAACTATTAATTCCACGGCAAGCGGTTCTGGAAGTGTTACTTCGGTGGCTACCGGCACGGGTTTGACGGGTGGCCCGATCACAACAACAGGTACTATTTCCCTTGCTAATACGGCGGTAACGCCTGGAACCTACACCGCAGCCAATATCACCATTGACGCACAAGGACGTATCACAGCGGCTGCAAACGGCTCTGGCGGTGGTGGTGGCACGGTTACATCAGTTTCAGTTGTGTCCGCAAATGGCTTTGCAGGTACGGTTGCTACGGCATCTACCACTCCGGCCATTACATTGACAACTAGCATTACCGGATTGCTTAAAGGCAATGGCACAGCTATTAGCGCGGCAACTGCTGGAACCGATTATTTGACTCCTGGTGGCGCTTTAGGTACTCCATCTAGCGGTACGCTTACTAATGCAACAGGATTGCCATTAACAACTGGCGTAACTGGAATTCTTCCTGTTGCCAATGGTGGTAATGGAACTGCAACACCTGCATTGGTTGCTGGTACTAATGTAACCATCACAGGCACTTGGCCTAATCAAACAATTAACTCAACTGCTAGTGGAATGGTTTATCCTGGTGCTGGCATCCCTTTATCTACTGGTTCGTCTTGGGGATCGTCTTACAGCACTACAGGTAGTGGTTCGGTAGTTGCGCTCGCTACTTCACCTACTTTTGTAACGCCGATATTAGGGACGCCAACATCAGTAACACTTACCAACGCAACTGGCCTTCCATTAACTACTGGCGTAACAGGCACATTGCCTGTAAATCTTGGTGGTACCAATCAAACATCGTACACCGATGGGCAATTACTGATTGGCAATAGCACAGGAAACACGCTTGCAAAATCTACATTGACTGCTGGTACTGGCATAAGCATTACCAACGGCGCTGGATCAATCACTATTGCAGCAACTGGTGGAACAGGAACTGTCACTTCTGTAGCTGCAACAGTGCCGGCATTTTTGTCTGTTACTGGAAGTCCCGTCACGACATCGGGAACGCTTGCAATTTCTTATTCCGGAACTGCGCTACCTATTGCTAACGGTGGTACAGGACTTACCACTACACCGGCAAACGGCGCATTAGACATTGGTAATGGAACAGGCTTTACTCGCACAACGCTGACTCAAGGCACGGGCATTACTATCACCAACGCAGCAGGATCAATCACTATTGCTTCTTCTGTAACGCCAGTCACATCAGTCACAGGCACAAGCCCCATTGTGAGCAGCGGTGGCACAACCCCAGCTATTAGTTTGGCTACGGCATACGGCGACACCCTAAACCCTTATGCGTCTAAGACTGCCAATTACGTTTTGGCCGCGCCTAATGGCACAGCGGGTGTTCCGACATTCCGCGCTATTGTGGCTGCGGACATTCCAACGCTGAACCAAAACACCACAGGCACGGCGGCTAACGTTACCGCGTCAAGCAATTCCACATTGACCACGTTAAGCGCGCTTAGCTTGCCTGGTTCACAAGTCAGCGGAAATATTAGCGGAAATGCCGCAAATGTTACCGGTACAGTGGCTATCGGCAACGGCGGCACAGGCCAAACAACGGCATCAGCAGCGTTTAATGCTTTGTCGCCAATCACCACTGCTGGCGACTTAATTCTTGGTAACGGCACAAATAGCGCCACTCGATTGGCTATTGGTACTAATGGCTACGTCTTGACATCCAATGGCACAACGGCATCCTGGGCTGCGGTTAGTGGCGGATCGGGGACGGTTACTTCAGTTGCTGCAACCGTTCCATCATTTTTGTCTGTAACTGGAAGCCCAATTACATCAAGCGGAACATTAGCAATTTCATATTCTGGAACTGCGCTTCCTATTGCTAATGGTGGTACTAACTCTACTGCTACCCCTACTGCTGGTGGCGTAACTTATGGGACAGGAACAGCGCAAGCATATTCAGCGGCTGGAACAACAGGCCAGGTGCTGACATCTAACGGCGCATCTGCCCCAAGTTGGACAACGGTTGCAGGATTGGGCACAGTTACTTCAGTCGCTGCAACGGTTCCAGGTTTTTTGTCTATAAGCGGAAGCCCAATTACTACAAGCGGAACACTGGCTATCTCCTATTCCGGCACGGCTTTGCCAGTTGCCAATGGCGGTACTGGAACCACAACCGGCAGCCTGGTTAATTGCACGGTAGACGGGACTAACGCTGTTGGTTATCTGAATGTGCCGCAAAACTCTCAAGCCACTTCGTATACGCTTGTTTTGGGAGATGCTGGAAAGCATATTTATAACCCTAATGGCACTGGCGTAACTTACACCATCCCCGCAGCAACATCTGTAGCATATCCAATAGGTACGGTAATTAGCTTTATTAATTTATCATCAAGCGCGGTAACTATTGCTATTACTACAGACACCATGTATTTAGCCGGTGCGGGTACTACTGGTAGCAGAACATTAGCCACATACGGCATTGCTACCGCTACCAAATTGTTTGGGACATCTTCTGGCGGAGTTTGGATCATCTCTGGATCGAATTTAACATGAGTGGAATTTTCCATCATTTGTTGGCGTTTGTTACTTCAGCAGTAACCGATCCATTTTGGAAATACGTTACCCTATTGTTGCACGGCAATGGGACTAACGGCGCTCAAAACAACACGTTTTTAGATTCTAGTAGCAATGCGTTTACCGTCACCCGTAACGGTAGCGCAACGCAAGGCTCGGTAAGTCCGTTTGGCCCTGATTGGAGTAATTTTTTTAATGGTACAACGGATTATTTAAGAGCAAGTTCTACAATTACAACAACAATGTCAGGGGATTATACTGTTGAAGCATGGGTATATCCAACGGCAGCGCAAGCTGGAAATACACCTACAACTACTGACAATGGAACAATATTAGCTGGAATAACTTCTGCTGGTGGTACTTATCAATTATGGAGTATTGGGGCAACTGCATATTGCGTTACGTCAAGAAATAGCAGCACATATGTAACTATTACAGCAACACAACCGGCTATTAATACTTGGAGCCATGTTGCTTTTGTTTACAGTGGAACTACGCTTACGGTATATTTAAATGGCACAAGCGTTGGATCAACAACATTAACTGGAACATGGAATGCAGGGGCCAATACTTTATATATGGGCGGTGGCCCAACAAGCGGGCCAGATAAAACAGGTAAATTAAATGGCTACATTTCTAATTTACGAGTAGTTAACGGCACTGCTCTCTACACCGCTGCATTCACGCCACCAACTGCACCGCTAACAGCTATAACAAATACGTCTTTACTCACTTACCAATCAAATTATTTTAAAGACAATAGCACAAACAATGTTGCTATTTCTGTTACAGGCACTCCATCTGTACAACGCTTTAGCCCATTTAGCATGGGGTCGGCGTACTCTACGTCTGTGATTGGTGGAAGCGGGTACTTTAATGGAAGTACAGATTATCTTTTAACTTC